CATCAGTCCACCTCCTTGTAACCGAGTGCCGTCAGCACCCGCCGCTGCACCCGGGCCAACTCCGTGATCGACTCCTCGCTGATCGTCGGGCCGAGCACTGCGTGAGCCAGCTCGTGCAGGATCGTCTCGAGCCGCTGGCCACCACGGAGCCGCTCGTCAATCAGGATCCTCGGACGCTTGGCGTTGTCAAAGTACGTCCACCCAGCGGCGTCGCCGGTCAACTTGGTGAACCGCAACAGCCACCGCTTGCCGTCGATCTTGACCTGGTGGTCCTCGGGCATGGGCGCGTCCTTTCGCCCGTCAGTGTGGGGGACGTGTCAACTCGACACCGGCCCCCACTTGCCCACCGGGCAGGACTCGTTGGCCCACGACAGTTTGCTGAGAAACTTCCGCTCGCGCACAACCGGGCAGCCGCACTGACGGCACGCCTTGCCGTCGAAGTGTTCACAGCCTTCGCAGATGGCGAAACGACGGGCGACCTCTTCCTCCGACGCCTGGGGCATCCCGGCAGCGACATGCTTGGCGGCCGAGGCGGCAAAGTTGCGGGCCTTCTGGATGAGAGACAGTCCCGGCTTTGGGTGGCGTGGATACGCAGGGTGGTCAACGTCCACCACAATCAGGTCGCCGTGCTCGCGGACGATGCAGGGCCGCACCTGCTCGAGCGTGTAGCCGCGCTGGCGGCAGCGAGCCTCAAGGTGGTGCAGGCGGCAGCGAATCATGGGAGCGGGTTCTCGCGGCACACAATCTGTATGTCCTGAGCTTCGTAGACTGAGGCACAAACGGCGTCCGGATCAACCAAGTCTGACGGGCTTTGATCCGAGAGACGCAGCCACCACTCGCCGCAAAAGTCCTCTTGTTCTTCGGTCAGGCTGTCGCGGCAGCAGTAGTCCGGTACGCCGCTGACCTCCTCGCCGCACCAGTAGCGGTCGCATTCGAGGATGCGAATCAGCCCGAATCCTATATCACCCTCAAACAAAACGCTGCTTTCAAAGCCATTGCAGCACTCGCAGGGATCTCCAGGGTTTGGCGAAGTGCCCGCTTGCACCCACTCGCCGCCAACCTGCTCACAGTAGTTGATTTGGTATCGGTAGTAGCCACAGCACACGTACCCCGGCGGGCAACCGCCGCAGCAACACGCCTGCTCCGTGCCGACCTTGCCGTCACGCACGACGATCTTGCCGTTTTCAATCGTGATGCTGCTCATGTGGTCGCGCAGGTAGCAATGTCGATGGTAAACACGACCGTGCTACTGGACGCCAGCGCGACGCCCGGCAACGTCTTGAACTCGATGGCCGCCGTGGTGATCGTGGCGGAAGTTGCAAAGTCAGCCGGGTGCATCTGTGGCACCAGCAGATACCACGCCGTGCCTTCCTTGGCGATTGCACAATCGCGAGTCGGGCCATTAGGGATCGGCCAAAACAGGTTCGTGGCGGACGCGGTATTGGGAGTGGTTGTCTGGTTCTTGAACGTCACGGTCTTCGCGGAGTTGATGCTCCACGAACCGGAGAACGTGCAGACACGAAAAATGTTTCGGCCCAGAGGAAGCTCAACGGCACTTTGCGTTCCGCTAGCGGAGCCGAAGACGACGTGCCTTGCTGTGGCTGTTCCTTCAAGGTCTGCCGTATAAACCGGAGAACACCAGTTGTAGACTTCGACGGTGTTGGTTGAGTTTGTAAAGGTAACCGTTTTGTAGGTGTGTACCTGCCAGTCTCCAGTAAATGTGCCGACCCTAAGCGAGCGTGTGCTGCCACCCAGCCTCGGCGAAGTTGGAAGCCCAGCCGTATCGCGGTTGCCGGCTTCGACGATCCGCACCACCTTGGCGATGCGCTCGGCCGAGCCGGGCGTGAAGGTGACGCGGTCGGCCACAGTCAGTCCTCGTAGATGGTGAGCACGGCCCGAGTGCCGGCCACGGCGGCCCGAGCGGCGTAGTCGCCCGGCGCGAGACGCAGGACCGCAGCCTCACCGGCCTTGAGCCGCACCGTGTCGTGCAGCGTGGTGCCAGCCAGGCGACCGATGCTCACGGTGTGCGTCGTCACGGTGGACAGCGACCTGGCGAAGCACAGCCCCAACGCGCCAATGGTGGTGGTCGTGATTTGCGTGGTGGTCGTGCCGAGCTCGAGCGTCACTGCCAGCATCCCAGCCGTGGCCAGGTCGGCGGTCACGCCAGAGGCCGAAAACGTATTTTGAAGGGCTCCTTTGTTAAGCGAGCCGGAAATGGTGTAGCTAAGGTCTGCCATGAGTGTCACCTAGAGCCAAGAGGGCGTGCCAAAGTAAGACGAGAAATCCACCTCGCGATTGACGCGACGGTCGAGAATGTCGGGCAACTGGCCGGCAGACTTCAGCGTGCCGTTGCTATTGAGGGCCACAGGATTGACGGCGGCGACCTTTTCGTTGGTGTCGGGGTCGATGACATACGCCCGCTTTTTTTCGCCGCCCTCGAGGTAGTTGTACCCAACGTCTGGCAGCTGCAGATTCCACCCGGTTTGCCGATAGGCCAGCTCGGTCGTGATGGCCCAGTAGTTGATTTCCACGTCGTTGACTACCTCGGTCTGCTGCTGACCACTGATGCCGATGCACTTCCAGTGATGGGCAGACGCCCCAAGGTACGACCCGCTGTTTACGGTATTCGTCACGGCCACCGCTGTCGCCAGAGGGAAGTTGGCCCGGTTGGCGTTGATGGTGGCCCTGCACTCGCCCTCTTCGGTCGTCAGTCCTTCGAAGTAGTCTTTGGCACTGTTCACCAGCGGCTTTTGCGTCGCCCCGTCCCAGTAGAACAACGCTGGCACAGCAGCGCCGCCGGTCGAGAAACTCCACACGTCTGGCCGGGCCAGCGGGTTGGGGTCGCGCTCGTCCGGGTTAAGCACCTCGTAGCGGTACGTTACCTCGGCGTGAAAAGGCGACGGGCTGCCCTCGGTCACCTGGGCGTCCGTCATAATCATGAACGGATATTCCGGGTGCGGCGACCCGTGGAATATCCCGATAGCGTTGGCCACCTCGGACACCGTGGGAGCGGTGTTGTCGAGCGTCAGCACGAACTTACGCTCAGCGTTGGGCGGCTCGCCAAAGCGGTGCGACAACGTGCGGCCGACAACCTCACGAAAGGACAAGACGCTCATGCCGCCCTCCCAGCGCCGCCAATGATCTTGACCTTGTCGGCTCGCAGCTCGCCCAGTTTGGAGTCAATCTTGCGAAGCTCAGCGACCTGCTTGCGGTACTCCTCAATGGCCGGATCCTCGCGGCCGGTCGCGATTCGCAGAACCTCGCTGATGCCACCCGAGCGGATGTCGCCCACGCTCAGAGCCTGATTGCTGCGGCGAGACAGAGCGTCAAGCCGCTCGCCCTCAATCTCGGCGGCACGCTTGGCACGCTCCTCTTCGACCTTGGCAATCTCCTCGTCAGCCTTCTTGATGATCTTCAGGCGTTCTTCCTCGGCCTTGCGGGCCTGCTCCGCAGCTTGAGCAGCAACGCGGGCCGCATTGGCTCGCTCGCGCTCAGCAGCTCGAGCGGCACGCTGCCGCTCCTGTTCTGCCTTGGCCTCTGGGCTGTTTCGCTGCTCCCGTCGCTGGCGTGCCCGGTCCAATGCGTCCCCTAAAAGCTCTCGTTCCTTGGGAGCGTCAGCGGGGCCGGGACGATTGCGACCCATAAACGCATCGCCTGAACGGCCAAAATCCTCGTTCATCTTCCGCGCTTGTTCTTTTTGGAAGTTGGTCAAAGTCTCGTTGGAAATAATCCAGTCAGGCAGAATCTTCATCAGCTCTGCCACTGCAACCGTGAAGCCGTTAAACACAGCGCGAACACCGTAGAATGCGGTCGCAATCATGTCGGCCGCAAACTGGAAATATTCACCAGCGGCGCTGATGGTTTTCGTTGTGCCGCTAAACGAGCCCAGCCACTCGAATAAATAGTTGATCCATGGATCCAGAATGCTGGCTATGTAATCGGCACCCGTCAAAAACGCGTCAGTGATGGAGTCGGCAAGCGCCGTGCCGCCCATCTCGCCGTTAACGCCCTGGAAAGACTCTACGAAGCCCAGGAACTGCTGGGCCAAGTCAGTCACGACCGGCGCGAGGTTGGCCGTCACCTGGCCGATGATGCCGTCAAAAGTTTTGCGGACCATCAGCAGTGCATCGTCCATTTCAGTGATCGACCCGACCTGGTCTTCAGACAACACCATGCCGAGCTTTTGCGCTCGAGCCTCAATCTCTTTCAGGTTGCTGGCAAACAGGGGCAGCAGCTCGACGCCGCTCTTGCCAAACAAATCCACGGCAGCCGCAGCTTGCGCGGCCGGTCCTTTAATCTGACCAATCGCAGCCGCCACCGCCCGAAACTGCTCTTCCGGGCTCTTGGCTAAAAGCTCATTGACGGTCAAGCCAATGTTGGCAAACGCTTTTTGTGCAGTGGCAGATCCGGCGGCGGCGTCGCCAAGAACGACAGAAACCTTCTGCAGGCCACCCTCCAGGTTTTGCACGCCGGCCAAGTCTGCCGCGACTTGAAACCCTTGCAGCGCGTCAGTGCTGACGCCCGTTCGCTGGGACAGGTCGTCCATAGCGGCGATGGCTTCGGTAACACGCGAAGCCATGCCAATGGCACTACGGGCAGCGTCAGTAAATGCGGACGCCAGCCGGGTGCCGATCTCGATGCCGACCAACGCCCGCAGGCTGCTCGCGGCACTCGAGGCAGACTTGCTGAGCTTGCCCAGCATCTTCTCGGTCTGGTTCACGCCACGACCGATGCCCGCCGTGTCGGCGGTAATCTTCATGTTCAGGCCGACTGCGGTTGCCATCAACTACCTCGCAGTTCCTGCTTGAGTTGACGCAGCATCTCGGCCAGCTGCTCGGGGTGCTGCGGCGGCTTTTCGATGGGCACGAAGTCGATGGCCTTCGGCGGCCGCCCCTTGGGCGAGTACGGGGCCAGCATCGACGAGGCGAGCACGCCGGTCTGGTGCCATGGATCGGGCAGCGGCATGAAGTAGGTGTGCACCGCCACCCACTCGCTCAGCTCTTGGGAATCCATTTCGGTGCATATCTGTTTGACGCTCCAACCCAGACATGCGGCCAACCGGAACAGAAACAACCGGGCTGGCCGCAGGTTCAGTTTTTTGCGAGCTCCTCCACGTCCTGGTCGGTGAGCTTGTTGTGCCGCATGGCCGCTTCCCACAGCGTGCCCACCACGCGGGCTGACTTCTTCGCCAGGGCGTCTACCTCTTCCTTGGTGAAGAGCAGCTCGCCCTTGTCGTTGCACAGCACTCGCTGCAGGAACTTGCTGCGGAAGTTGGGCACGCCTGTGGACTTGTTGGCCATCCACTCGTTTTCGTAGCTGTCACGCTCGCCCACGCTCATCACGCGGATGTGCACGCTGCCGCCCCACTCGGGCACCGGCACCTCGAGGAGCCCTAGGTCGTCGGCCGCCAGGATTTGTTCTTTGCTCAATGCCATTGGTCAGGTGTCCAAGAGTTTGGCCGTGAACGTGTACCGCGTGACTCCGTTAAGCTCAGGCGTCGCGCTCACTGCCGTACATACTGCGTTGTATGTCAAGGACACGCCGCCGCCGGACACGGCCAGCGCCTTACGCTTGCCATACTCCTGCGTGTTCATATTGACCGTGCCGTAGGCCGAGATGGAGATGTCCCCGACCTCGTCGCTCCAGCCGGTCGAGGTGCCGCTGGCAGAGCGGTCCTTGCGGACGCTGCCGTAGAGTGGCAGGCCCAGCTCATAGACCTCAGTGAAGGCAACGCCGCCCCAGGTCGCCGCAATGCCGGTTGAGTGAGTTGCCATGCCGGGCCTCCCGGCTTAGCTGACCCGCACGGTGGCCGAGCCGCGGACGATGTCGTTCAGGGCCAGCGTCACGCTCGAGCTGATGACAGTCGCGTTGCCGCTCATGGCCACAGGGCCGGTGATGGCATAAGCGCCGGTCGTGCCGCCAGTCAGCTGCGTGGTGCCGATGTAGTCGAAGGAGATTTCCTTGCCCGTCTCGCCAGTGCCTGATCCCTTAAGCGGCCGCGCCATGCTGGTCATCTGCGCGCCCGTCGTCAGCCCGAGATGCGAGGTATCAATACGGTCGGACTCGCCCGACACGTCCGAAAAGTTGATCGTAAGATTTGTGGCCGTGAAGGTAGATCCTGCAACGGTAAGCCCGACGCCAGTTGCGTACGTTCCCATGTATTAGCTCTCCTGCCACCAAACGTCGTAGGTCTGTGTGATTTGATACGCGGGCGGTAGGTCGCCGCCCTGCAGTGTCACAAAGTCATCGGACTCGCTGACCAACGACGCCTGCGACACTGTGCAGCCTAGGGCAGAGCCCCCGTACCCATCCAGAACCACACGGCATGCGTCGGCCGCCTCGCGGGCCTGCTCGTAGGTGCCACCGTAGACCAGGACCTCAACGCTCAGCCGTGGCACTCCCATGGGGGCCACCAGCGTCTGCTCGCGGTCCACCGCGCTACGGCGGTACGTGGCAAACGGGTACGTGGCTGACTGCGGGGCCATGACGGCGTAGATCCGCCTGCCCATCAACCGGGCCACGGCCGGGGCCGCCAACAGGGCTCGGAGCAAAACGGCTTCGGGGGATTTGAGCATTAGCCGGTCCTCGCTCGTCTGGCCATGTCCTTGTTGGCCCGCTCGAGCACGGTGGCCATTTGCTGCTTGAGAACGCTGGTGATTTGGCCCTTAGAGCTTTCAAACGCCGCACGCACTGGCGGCTTGCCCGTGCTGCCGCCCACGGGCATTTTCTTGAGGTTTACCGTTTGGCCGGCAGGTGCCGACTTAAAAAAGCTCTTGGGATATTTGGGCGACGCGGTCATGAGCCGGCCAGCGTTCTTGCCGCGCCCCGGCGTTTTGATGGTCATGCGGCCGCCACGGCCTGCCACCTTGCTGCCGAACGTAGAAGCAATGCGGCCCTTGGTGCGTCGCTCTTTGGTGCCGAACTCCAAAAACCCTTGGTGGTAGCCCTTCTTGTCTTCTTGGCCCTTGCGTCCACCAGCTGCATAGCCTGCCAGGCCGTAGCCCTGCGTCGCCTTGCGGACCACCGCTTTTTTGAGGTAGCCCGTTGGCCCGCGTGGCGTAATGCGGCGTAGGGTGTCCATGCCGACCTTGGCCGTGGCGTTGAAGGCCGCCTTCATGTACTTGCGGCGGATTGCCTTGGGATAGTCCTTGAGCAGCGCCCGAATCTGTTTGATCTCAGGAAACACGATGCCGGTTCCGCTGACGATGCGTGCCATTACACAGCCTCCTGGCACGTGGCGACGTGCTCGCTGCGGTTGGCGTACTCGAGCAGGCTGACGATCTCCAGCACCCGGCCTCGCCAGAACAGCCGCATGTTGTGAGTCATGCCGTCCACGTAACGCAGCCGTACCTTGTGCGTGACCGATACGTCGGCCTGGCCCAGCTCCAACGCCTCCCGGCTGCTGACGCCCTCCACGCTCGCCCACCGCTCGGCAAACGTCGCCCACTCCAGCGTGGTCTCGCCGAGCGAGTTGCGTCGCTCGGTCGCCTGCTGGATCGTCACCCGCTCGCGGAGCTTGCCAGGGTCAAGTGCCATACAGCACCAGCGTGTAGGAGGCGGTGCCAGCGGTGCCGATAACTTGAATGCTCAAGCTGTCATCGGAAGGCTCCATGTCGCTCACGCTCACGGCCCCGCTTTTGGATTGCAGAGAAAGAAGGTTTGCGTCAGTCAGTCGCACTAGATTCCCGCCCGTCGCTGAAAACGCCACGCGAGACGGCGCGGTTATCGTTGACAGGCTGCCATCGGCATTGCGGTATGTGGGCGGAATCGAAATGCTTGCCCCAGCCGTCCCCGCCGTACCCGTCACGATGGCCACCTTGCCCGACGTGTACTCGGTGGAGCCCTCCAGGCTCACCACCTTGAGCGACGTGGTGCCGTCCGTGTCGTGGAACAGCACGTCTACGTTGATGCGGCCGTTAATCGCCATTAGCGGTAGCTCCCCCAGCGGTGCGTGTCGAGCAGGGCCTTGACGCCCAGCGGCACCTCGGCCATCGACGGGGCCACGGCGGTGCGATGCTCGTACAGGTGCGAGACCATCATCAGAATGGCCGAGCGGATCGCGGCCGGTACGCTGGTGCCATCGGCCCCGTAGCCGCCCCACCACGTCACGCTCACGGCGTTCTCGTCATAGAGGTGGCCCGGCCAGGTGCCGGCGTACGTCGTGCGGATGACGCCCGGCGTGGCCGCCCGGTCCACCCGGTACTCGGCCGTGCTAAGCGTGGCCGTCTGCTGCGTCTCGAGCGTGTACGTCACGACCGTGGCCGTAGTCGTGCCAGCCTGTGCCATCGGCGGCCGCGGCAGCTCAAACTCCCGCGGAAAGGCGTCGGTGCGTAGCGTCCACTGCGTGTGGATCAGCGACCGGTCAAGGTACTCCTCGACGAACTCACGGGCCGCCTTGATGATGGCCGAGATGAGCGAGTCGTCATCCGACACGTCTACCCGCAGATGGGCCTTGGCCTCGGAGAGCGTCACGGGCTCGACGGCCGGCTGGGTCGCACGTACGAGGCTGCGGTACTTCACTGCTTGCGGCTCCGCTTCTTCGGCGTGGCGTCGGCGGTCCTGACCTCGGGCTCGACGGCCGCGGTGTCGAGCAGCTCCTGCTGCGTCTCCAGTACGGCGTAGCCGGCCAGAATCATCTCGTGGGCCTGGCCACCGGGTACGTCCAGCACCGCGCCCTTGTTGTACGACCGGAACGGACGCACAAGCCTTATCTTCTTCATTGCGGGGCTCTCCATGCAGTTTCTGGCGGCGTCATCGTCTTGGTGTATTCCGAAGTCCACTGGAAGACAGGCTTCTGCAGATCCTTGCCAGGCCACGTCACCATGTACTCGCCGTGGCCAATCGTGACCCGTGGCGTCACGAACACCTTGTTGCCGCTCTCCCGCCAGTTGGACCAGAACCAGATGTCAGGATCCCGCCGGCCGTCGCCCCAGGTGCCATCAGGGGCCGGCTTGCTCCAGAACCACGGCTTAGTGCACCGCTTCAGCGCGGCCGTGCTCAGGATCGTGCAGCCGAAGTGGGCCGTGTCCACCTCCTGGACCGGAGCGCCAAACCACTCGCGCGGCACCGATGTACTGCCACCCTCAGGCGGATTGTCGAGGTTGCCCTTGAGCGTGAGCATTGGGCGGCCGTCCTCCCGCTTGGTCTGCAGTGGTGCCAAGGCGTCACACTGGAACGTCAGGGCCAAGGCAAACAAATGTTCGATATCAGCCTGGGAGAAAAAACTGTCGTAATCTATGAGCAACAGATATTCGCACTTGTCGATAAACCCTTCCCACACCCTGGTATGCACCTGGTCCCAGAACACGCCCGTGCCCATTGTGGGGCGGATGTTGAGCGGCATGAGAGCCTGCACCCAGGCGAAGGTGTTGGCCGTAAACGACAGCCTAGGCATCGACAGGCATGCCTCGACCCGAACGTCCACCTCGCTGTTGCCAACCGTGATTTTCATGGAGTCTCCAAAAGCGAAACGGCTGGCAAGGCGTGTGCCCTGCCAGCCGTTCACTTTCGGTACTGTGTCAAGCGTCAGCCGCTGACCACGACGCCCACGCCGACCTCAGAGGCCGCCACAGGGCCAACCTCGGCCTTGCCCAGTCGCACGACCGAGCAGACCACGCTGGCCGCCTGGGGAGTCGCCTGGACCCGCAGGTAACGCCGCTTGCCCCGCATGTCCACGTTGAACCGGGCCACGTTGCTGGCACTCGACAGCGACGTGGTGGGGATCGTGAACCCGCCAGACCCACCGCCCACGAAGGAGGTGATATTGGCGTAGTTCGAAGAAACGTCCGTGTCGCTCTGCTGCAGGACCAGGGCCCGGGCCATCGCGTCGGTCGAGGCCGCATTGGCCTCGAGCACAACGTCCACACTGGCGTAGTCGTAACCCAGCGTGTCGATGACGTGGGCAAACGTCGCGTTGGTTGCCGTGTCGGCAGTGCCAAGGCTGGCAACGGTCTTGGTGCTCTCGAGGTGGTTCATGTCTTCAGGTTCTCCTAGAGGGTCAGATATCAGGTGTTGCCGACAAGAGCCACCATCGGGCCGGCCTCAGTGGCCGAGCCGACCGAGTGCCAGACCATGTCCGCGCGGGCCACCCCGATGTAAAGGGTCTGGTCCAGCTCGACATACCGCTCGGTGCTGATCTTCGTGGCGAAGGCCGACCGGATGCCGTACATGCCGGCCAGGCTGGCGTCGCCGAACAGGACCGAAACCTTCTCGTCGAGGTTGCCCGACCGCGGAAGGACGTTCGAGATGGTCACAGGGTAGCCAAGAAAGCTGAACCCGGTGCCGTTCTCAAAGCTCGGCCGGCCAAGGGCACCAAGGTCGAGCCGCTGCATCGAGTTGGCGAAACCGGCGCTGGAGATGTACCAGCGGGGGCTCGTCACGTAGGTCGGAAGCAGGGCCACGACCGAGAGGAAGTCGTTGACCGTGAACTCGTCAAACGCATCGCGAGCCGAGGCCGGCTTGTGGAACGAGCCAGCCGCCGTCAGGATCTTGTTGGCGATGCCGTAAACGCCGCCGTAGGTGTTGGTGCCGTCACCGTTCACTGCCGCCTGGTCCAGCTTCTCGCCGATGGCCGTGGCGAACTCAGCGATCACCCAGTCGCCAACGGCCGCGGCATCGGCCAGCAGTTCGTTGCTGACGCGGGTGCCGACCGTGAGCTTCTTCGCCACCAGCCGAATGTCGGTGGCAGACGGGTCGCTGGTCAGGATCTCGGAGCTCTCGCCGGTCCAGTTGGCCGTCACGCCGGTCAGCCGCTTCACGGCCGTCACGGTGTCGCTGGGCATCTGGACGAGCTGCATGGCCGAGGGCCACACGGAGAACTCTTCCACGAGCCGCACGACCTGGCCGCTGGCAATCTCGGGGACGAACACGCCGCCGGCCGAGTTGACCGACTCGCCGAGCGCCCGGCTCTCAACGCCGTGGTCGTGGCACCACCGCTTGGCATCGGCATCGCCGTGCACGTAGCCCTGCAGCCACTTGCCGAACGAGTAGGCGTCACGCCGGCCCTGTTCGTCGTTGCTGAACGCCTTCAGGCGGCCACGGTAGGAAACGGGCTCAATGCGGACCGCATCGTCACGCACGACCTCGGGGGCCGGCTTGCAGCGGTCAGCGACCGCACGCAGGCTCTTGGCGGACTCCATCGCAGCCTTCGCCGACTCAATCTCTTCGGCAACCTTCTTGGAACGGGTGACGAGCTTGTTCAGCTTGCGCTGACGCGAAGCCTGTGCCTCAGCCTCGAGCGGCGTAGCCTCTTCGCCCTCAGCCCCAACCTCGCTCTGCGACTCGGCCAGCAGCGCCTCGATCTCTTTGGCAAGCCGCTCAGCCTCAGCCAGAAGTTCTTGCAGCCGTTCCATGTGCGTTTTCTCCAGCGGCGTTATTGCCGTCTGGGTGCAGCCTAGGAACGCACCTGGGGTGCCTTGCAGTAACGCACTTCAGAATGTGTTGTTTTGACAAACGCCACCGCACGCGCCCCGCACCGCGGGCAGCGCATGTACCGCTGCCGCTCGTCCCCAACGGGACGGCTGGACCGGGTGCGGAGCCGTTCACCGCACGTGCAGCGTGGTTGTTCGCTCATACGTTCTTGAGTCGCAGGAGAGCGGCCCACGCCTGGGCGACGCCCCGCAGGGCCGAACGCTCGGCAAGCGGGGCCGCCGGCTCCTTCGTTGTCTCCTGGCTGGCAAGCCACGCCTCGTAGCTGCGTTGGGCCACGGCCACGCTGCTGGCCGGATAGGCCGGGGTCAGCACGACCGACACGTCGGCCAACAGGCTCACCTCGCGGATTTCACGAATGGTGCCCTGCTCGTCTCGGGACCAGCTGGCCCCCTTGCTCTCGTCCACGGCGAACGCGAACGAGCTGCCACGCAAATCACGACGACGGATGAGGGAAAGCGTATCCCGGCCCACCTGGGTATCGGGCGGCGTCACGGTGTACCGCAGCCCCTTGTCGTCGCTCGACAGCTCGAGCGTGCCAGAGGACGTACGGCCAAGAATCAGGTTGCTGTCGTGGTTCAGCAGCGCCACCACGTCCTGCTTGCCACGCTGGCGGCTGAGGATCTGGTCGAAGGCACCAGGCCGGATGATTTCACGAAACGCCGAGCCGCCTTCCCGCAGCGGCAGGCTGAACCGGTTGTAGACGGCGGCGTAGCCGGTGATGACTTCCTGGCCATCGGACCGCTTTTCAATGGTCAGCTCGGCCTCGGGCAGCTCGTCAAAGTCCAGGCAGCGTCGCTCAAGTTCCATTGCCGCTCTCTCCCACGGGTTGCGATTCGATTGGCTGGACGCCTTCATTTACGCCAGCAATGATGCTGTTGACGGTTTCCACCGGGACGGTCGGGAACGCACCCGCAATCAAAGCCTTTGCTCCCTCTGCGGTGAGCAGGCCGGCCGAGAGGTTCGACAGGATCTCCAGAAGTGAAGAAACCTGCGCACCGTTGAGCGCCTGCTGTTGCAGGTCGGCCACAGGGGCAACATCACCCGCGGGATCGGTCGCTTGCCCTTCTGGCATGTCGGCGTCCTGGTCGTCCACGCTTTCGGAAGGCGAGGCATCTTCGGGCGTGTCGAGCTGCGTCATGTTGAGCGGCACAAAGTGCTGGTCGCCCTCTGGCCCGATAGGGTTGAGGTTCTCCAGCTCGCGGATCTCGTTGATCGTCATCCACCCGTTTTGCAGAGCCGAGACGTAGTAGGCCGACCGGCTGGCGTGGTCGCCACGCAGCAGGCCCGACACGCTGTGCTCCGCAAAGTACCGCTCGTCATCCTCAATCAGGTCGCGGCTGATGGCGGCTTCCCACCGCTTCAGGTGCGGCAGCAGGCAGTGCTGGACAAATTCTGTTCCCTGTACTTCGATATTGCTGTAGGTCGAGCGCGTCAGGTCTTGGATCATGTGCGGCGGCACACGGAAGGCGCGGCAAATCTCAATGACCTGGTATTGCCGCGTCTCGAGGTACTGGGCCGCCTCATTGCTGCCCGTAAGCTCGTGGGCCTTTACGCCGTTGGGCAGGATGGCCGTACGAAAGGCCCGGTCAGCGCCACGGTGCATCCGCTCCCACTGCTCACGCAGCCGCTCGGCCGCCTCAATGGGGATCGGGTTATCCGACTCCAGCACGATGCCCGGCCGGGCTCCGTTGCCGAAGTACGTGCTGCCGTGCGTCTCCAACGCCTGGGCCAGGCCGATGGCATTGGCGAACGTCTTGTACGTCGGCACGGGCGTGAACCCGTCTTCGGTCGTGAACCGCAGGGCGAAGATTTGGTCCTGGCGGTAGATGGTCTGCCGGTTGCTGTCAGGCTCCCGGTACTTGTAGCGGAGCGTCCCGTCCTCGAGCCGCTCAACTTCCATCCGGCTGGAGTGCAGCGGCCACAGCTCTGACACCGGGCCACGGTCGCCGCCACGGATCTCGGCGTAGCTGGCCCCGTAGTGCAGGTAGAGGCCCGTCATCCAATCCCGAAACTCCTGAGCCGTCTGCCACGGGTTGGGCTGCGTGTGCAGCAGACGGTACAGCGGGTTCTCTGTCACCTTCCGCTTGCCACCGTTGGCGAGCTTTTCGTACAGGTGCAGCGGCAGCGAGCTTACGGCGTCACTGATGACCCGGATGCAGGCCGTGTAGGCCGAGCACGCCATGCTGTTGTCGGCGTTGACCCGGATGCCAGACGGCGTCCGGTTGCTCGTGTGGCCGTCGTAGTCCCAGTGCCGCAGCTCGTGCATCCGGTAGTCGGTGAGGTTGCTCATATGATCGTGATGTTCCAATCAGGTTCCGGTGCCGGCGCGGTTGCTTTCTGCCACAAGCCGATTGCCATGACGAGCGAAACGATGCCGTCGATGCGCTCCGTGCTGCGTGCCTTGCTGGGCTTAATGTTTCCTGCCGCGCTGTCGGTCTGAATCGCCACGTTGCCGGCCTGCCACGCCAGCACCGGATGGCCGCCGTGCAAGACCTTCCCGCTCACGACCCAGTTCTCAAACTGCTTGGACGGGGCCGAGAGCGAGCCGTAACCTTGCCGGTATTGTTCCATCTGCAGGCCATCCCCTTGCAGTTGCAGCCCAAGCTGCGCCGAGTTCCACGGGTCCAGGCCCACGCCCCGAATCTGGTACTTCTTCGCCAAGTCGTTGATGTCGGCCCGCACCTTGTCAAAGTCCGTGACGTTGCCCTCGGTCATGTGCAGATGGCCCTGCCGGTGCCATGTGAGATACGGCACCTTGTCCCGCCGCTCGCGCTGGTGGGCGTTCTCTTCGGGAATCCAGAAGTGCGGCTCGACCCAGAAGGTGCCATCGTCCAGCGGAAACAGCAGCACCAACGCCGTGGTGTCAAACGTGGTGGCCAAATCCAGGCCGGCCCAGCACTCCCGGCCCTCGAGCGGCACCGGGCAGCCCGAGTTGCCCTGAGCCCAGTGGTCCATGCGTAGCCAGCGGGTGTCCTGCTCAGTCCACTGGTTGAGGTACAGCTGGCGGAACGTGTTTTCATACGCGGGCATTTCCACGGCCCTGGCACACTCGCTCCGCAGGAAGTCGAGCTTCACGCTCACGCCCAGGTTGGGATTGGCGGCAGTCCACGTCGCCTCGTCCTTCCAATCAGCCTTCGGCCCCGCGGCGTAGATGGCGGACAGAAACCGTTCGTCTTTCACGGCCCCGGCCGCCACACTCTCGGCATACTTCCAGATTTCCCAGCAGATGCTCTTGCGGTCGTAGCCGGCCGTCGTGATGTAGACCATCAGCGGCTGCGACCTGGCCCCCATGCTCGTGGCCATCACGTCCACCAGCTCGCGATTGGGCTGAGCGTGCAGCTCGTCAAAGATGACGCCGCTCGGGTTGAGACCGTGCTGGATGCCAGCCTCGGCGGACAGGGCCTTGTACGTGGCGTGCGTCTTCTCGCAGACGATGGCCGAGCGGTAGACCTTCAGGTGCTGCGACAAGACAGGCGACTGCTCGACCGCAATCCTCGCGGTATCGAACACAAGCCTCGCTTGGTCACGCGACGCAGCACAGGAATAGACTTCCCCGCCCGGCTCAGGCTCCATGAGGAGCTTCAACGCCAGCCCGGCACACAAGGTGCTCTTGCCGTTCTTGCGTGGCACCGCGAGGAGCGAGGTGCGGATCTGCCGCCGGCCGTCACGCTCGGCAAACAAGGCCCGCACGTAGTCGCGCTGCCACGGCTCGAGCAGGAACGGCTGGCCACCCTTGTCGCCCTTGGCGTGCGTGAAGAACCGTTCGAAGAACTTCACCGCGCGGCAGGAGGCACAGGTGCACTCAGCCAAACAGGATGGCGGCGTCTTCGTCGGTGGCCGGCTTGTCCGGCTGGACGCTGAGCGACGACCTGGCGGACGGGTTGAGCCCAAAGTCTTGCTCCAGTTGCCGCAGCTGCTGGGCGAGCTTGTGGGCGATGCTCACCTCGGGCCGCTGGGCGATGTACTTGATTTCGCCGCCGTCGTTCAGGATCGGGTACGTGCAGCCCTGCTCTTTCAGGATCGCACGGGTGGCAAGCCACCACTCGTACGTGTCGCAGTAGCGGGCCAGGGCTTCCACGTCGGCGTCGGTCATGACTCGCACCGCCTGCAGCAGCGGCAGCAACTCGCGCCACCTAGCCGCGGCGACTTCGCCGAGGTGGCCGGGCATGGCGACGCTGGAGGATGGCGGCTGAGGCTCGGCCTTATTGCGAGACCTAAGCGTGCCGCGGGCAATCTTGATTTTGGTGGGAACCGGAGCCGGGCCTCGTTTGCCCATGACCTACCCTCCTGCGATTACTCGTCAAAATGTACGCAGAGC